TGTGATAGAACACCCAATAGATAAGCCCCAAGCAAGCAACTCAAGACTGAAACGATAAGGGTTAGATCGAAAGTCATCATGAATCCAATCAAATGTTGGTTTGAATAAATCTAAAATCATACGAACTCACAGTTAACCATCAATTCTGTCATACAAGCAACAGTATTGATTTCTTGGTCAGCAACAAATGCTGCCTTATATTGGTAGTCTGCGAGAATGAGGACGGCTTGTGGAACAGATGTTGGTTTAACGATATCATACAATGCATCATAGAGTTTACGAAACAGAGTATTGCTGTCCACATCATTTGTTGCAACCCATTTACGAATTGCACCAAAGTCTTTCGCCGAAATGTATTTAGAGATTTCGGCAATAGAAACATCACCAATCTGTGCAAGGATGCCAGTATCGATTTTACCAAACTGGCTGTATCGTTGTAGTTCGTTTAGTACACGGCGAAAGTCAGGAAAGTGTTTCTTAACGAGCTCAGCGAGGACCTTGTCTTCGAACACGACCGATTCACTTTGCAAAATTGTCTGAACACGCTTAAAAAACGCAGAGGCCATCTGTGCTTTCTCGCCATTTTTTAGACCAAAGTCAACAACCGCACACCTTGAGTGGAGTGGTTCAATGATTCGATTCTTATAGTTACAAGTGAAAATAAACGAACAGTTACCTGCGAATTCTTCAATCGCATTACGCAAAGCAGGTTGAGTTGAATTGGGATTTAGATAGTCTGCTTCATCGATAATGATGACTTTTCGGCCACCCGATAAGGACATTGAAGATGCATAGTTCTTAATCTTAACACGAAAGGTGTCGATGCCAGATTCATCAGAACCGTTAATCACCATGTAATCACAACCAATTTCTTCACACATCGCCTTGGCAACAGTAGTCTTACCTACGCCAGGACCACCAGAAAGAATCAGGTTGGGAATATTATTTTGTTTGACATATTCCTGAAATGGTTTCTTCAACCTTTCAGGTAGAATACAATCATCAATCTTTTTAGGACGATACTTTTCCGTCCATAACAAATGTTCCATCTTTCACCTCTTTCATAATATTAAGCAGTAGCACGGGTTCGTTTACCCTTAGTGCGATTTTCGTCTTTTGTTAGTGCAACGATATTACCTTCTTCACGCTTGCCACCTTTTGCATAAGGATTGTGTTCATCAATTTCGATATTACTAGACATTGACAAAGGAACATTCAATGCAACAAGCGCTTCATCTCTACTTAGTGTATTTCTATCACCAAGTTTAGTAATTATACCACGCTTTTCTAAGTTAGTGAGGTTAGATTTCAAATCTTCAAGTAGATATTGAACTCTTGCCCATTCTGCAAAGGTATACTTTGAACCGCCTTCACCCTTAACACTTTCTTTGCGAGAATGTTTTTGGTCTGCATTGTGTTTGGCAAACGACCAATCATGCATCTGTGAATTCTGTTTACCTGTAATTGGATTAGTGAAAGACATTTTACAAGCAGGATTAAAAATTCGTTTGTGTTCTTCATCAAAGAACCATTTAACGAATTCTGCTTTGTTTGCAATAGTGTATGCACCATCAATCTCATATTTCTTACCCCAAATATTTCCTTTTTGGAGAATGAATGATAGTGTATAAAACAGATTATACAAAGATGACTTTGAGAACTTTTTGAGTTTCTTTTGGTCATAAGATGCACAACCATCAGCCATAGTTTTCATAATCTTCTTGGTCATTTCTTGTTCAGATTTCGAAATCTTCACAATACCTTTCGGATAAGGACCAAGAACATCATCCAAAACAGAATGGTCATAACCATCATATTTGTTATTGTTAACATACATTAACATTTCTGCAACAAATAGTGTATCTCCTTTATGGTCGAGAGAATATTCACCAGTCATACCTTTTTTAACTGCATTGAACATATCTTTGATAATTACATCATTGATACACAATTGAGTTAACCAACGATTCAAAGCATTGTAATTTAGAATTCGTTTTTCATGTTCAGTCATCGGCATCATACTATTAGAAGTGATGAAAATGCGAGCAAGTTCACGCAAATCACCTTTCTCATAGATGACACAAATCAAGGGAATTTCATTTACAATATGATTTTGGATATCTTCATCCATCTTAGAAAATTTACCAGATACGGATAATGTACCTTGCTCATCTTCTTTACGGAAAACAATTCGTTCTTTCGGTTTGAAGTTGTGCATGTCATCGATGTAACTAACGATTGTATCGATGCGATGTTGACCGTCTAAAACAAGATATTCATAACCTTGTTCAACCAAATCTTGGAAATATTCTAAATTTTCTTGGATAGAATCCAAATCAGAATCATCGGAATTTTTCTTCAGTTCTTGTTTCAGAAATTCTACGATTGGTTTAATTTCTGCAAACTGAAAACAATCTTTGACCGATGCACCATTAATCATCGTATAGAGATACGAATTGATTTTATCATCAGACCAATGAATGAGCAATCGTTGCAATCGCTCACGGTCATAGAAAAATTTACCATTCTTATGAAGTCCGTAGATTTTACCTGGACTCCATAGAATAGGTTTACCCTCGACCTTCTTGGTCAAGTTTGTTACTTTACTCATAATATAAACTCCTAATTAAAGGACACAAAAAGTTACCCAGCAGTATTTAACTGGGAAACCACATCATCATTACGCAGATTCAAATTTAGAACCGGCTTCAGTAGAAACATAATACTGAAGTGGAACATTGTTGTTCTTAAAGTGTGAAACTCCTTTAGAAGAAATTGAAACACTATAAGAACCAGGCATTAATTTACTGATGTTTTCAGTTTTGAAAATCATACGGAATTTGTCACCAGAACCATCTGTAATTTCCAAAGAGTCTGTGTGTGCCGAATCGTTTTGAAGGTCAAGAGTAACCACGGAGATTTTCTTGCCATCAGAATCGATTGCTATGTGTGGTGAGGAAAGAACAGATGCCGCACGGAGAATCCAGTCAAAGTCTTCAGCAGAAAGCGTGAAATTAATTTCTGCATTAGGCATAACGAATTGTTTTTCTGGCGGGGTGACAATCATCGTAGGTTCACAGAAACGATATTTAATCTTACTGCGACCTTTGTTGCCAACAATCACAACATGTTTCTCATCAAATTCAAATGATGGGTCATCTTTGTGTAGTGAGACAACAGAAAGAAAATTGTTTAGGTCATAAACACCAAAGTTAGCGGGAACATCTTCTTTGATAGTTGCCTCTGCAAGGATGTTTTTATGTGACGAGACAGTTTTAAGTGTCTTGCCTTGTTTAAAGTAGATACCTTGGTTAATATTACCAAAGTTCTTCAATACTGAAAGAGTTTCATTTGACAGTTTCATTGATTTCTCCATAATTTATTTGTCAACAGAGTAAATTGTATCATGTTCGTAGAGGAACATGAGGCAACAAAGTGCATGTGCTAAGTGATTCTTACCTGATTCTGAATCAAGTTTTTCACCTTCTTTCCACGCCCACAAATGTCTTTGCAAGGCATCAAAATACCTACGTTTCGAATCCGGGACATGTTTCCAGTTATCTGGTTCGTATTTCTCCGCACCAAATGTTAGAATTTCTACAGTTGCTTTTAATGCTAGTGGTGGCAGTAAACCATATTGTAATTTACCACCATCAAATTTTCTACCTCCAGTTGAGGTAGTTTGACTCATTTTAACTAAGTCATTTTTTTTCATAGTTTACCTGTATACTGTGCGACAGCAGGCATATTACCAGTAAACGGATAGGTACCGATATGTTGCGTTTTCATCCAAGGACACAAGTAAATTTGTCCACCCATTTTACGCCACATTTGACAGAACATATAATCTTCCGATAGATAACGCTCAGAACCACCTCCAACAATAGAATCTTTGGTGTCAATCACAGTATCAAAATACGCATGAATATAACGAGAACCATCGAAGTTAGCTTGGCCAACATGATCGGGTTTGTATTTGATCATAGGATATTCTTTTTCCATTTTTTCAAATACTTCTCTTTTAACCATCATAAAACCTGTGCCGATCTCCATAACTTCAAGGGGTTCGGTCACAGTAAATTGTTTTGTGCCCTTTACGACATTAAAAACATATTCACCAACCAATTGTTCAAGTTCTTTTGGTTCTATATTAGGATGAGAACGAGCAGCTGCGGCTACATTTCCCCAATTGATTGATTTTTTGGGATAAGGACCACCAATAACATCTTTGTCCAACGCCATTAAGGCAAGAACATCTTGTGGGCCATAATTGATATCTGAATCGATAAAGAGTAAATGTGTATTATCCGAACGCAAGAATTCGTCAACCAAATAATTTCTTGCTCGGGTGATTAATGATTCATTAAACAGAAATGAAAACTTAGTTTCAATTCCATATTTGTGCATCGTAGTTTGTAAATCGAGGGAGGACTTAATATAGAGGCCATGAGCCATCCCACCATACATTGGCGTTGCAACGAATAGTTTATTTTTTCTTAACTCATCTAATTTTACTTGTATTTCCATGACAACTCCATAAACAAAAAAGAGAAAGTGGTACCTATATGTATCACTTTCTCTATTACTTTTTACCTTAAATTAGGCAAAAGCACGTTCGCCTTGTGAACGAATTGTGGCGATACCAGCCGCAACCATGCGCTTGGTAGGAGTGCCCAGGCGGTAGAAAGAAACTTTCTCGCCATTAACAACACGGCTATTCAAGTAAATAGCGTGACCTTCATTACGCAAGTCATTGATAGTTGCGGAAGGATTTGCAACACCGAATACAGATTGCATTTTGTTTGCAGTCAAGGTGTTATAGGCGCCGTCTTTAGAAAGATAGGCAAGGATTTTAGATTTTACGGACATTATAAAGTTCCTCAAAGATGGTCTCAATGTGTGTGATATTTGAGAGGAGACCGTTCTCCCAAATTATGTTAGTATTATACTATAAATTAATTAAATTGTCAACACTTATACAGGTAAATATGTACAAGGAACCCAACTGAAATCGGGTTAAGTGCCGACTACGATTTAAAAGTTGTTATTGTTGTTGCCCGTTATGTTTTCGGCAACAACATTGTCAGTTTCAGTTTTTGGTGTTAAGATTTCTTCCACAGAAGCACCAGAATCAACTTTGGTATACAAGTCAATAAATGATGCCTTAGTGTCATCATCAAAACGATTCAAACACAAAGTCAAAGCTTTAACTTTATCACCAAAGATACCGTAAGTTTCAACAATATGCACAAGACGGCGAGTGGAAATCACTTCATCGCAACCGCCATCCATAAATGTTTTACGAATTACATCAGCCCAAGTAACAAGCTTTTCGGCAAAATTATCATCTTCACGACCTGCGGATACAAGTTCTTTTTTGATAATTTTGCGCTCAGTTGCAACGGGAGGAAATTCTTGTTCCATTGTGGTACGAAAACGCTCAAGGAATGCTTCGTTCAAAACATTGGTGAACATATAACGACCGTCATCTGAACCTTTACCTTTAGTATTCGCAGTAGCAAACACGGTGAATCCAGGTGCAGGTGTGATCAATTCGCCTTTCTTTTTCAACATGAAAGGTTTGCCTTCAAGCACACGCTGAAGACTGGACAGGTTCTGAGCACCATAGTCAATCTCATCAATACAGAGAACCGCACCTTGTCGTGCAGCAGTGGTCACAGGACCATCACGCCATTCCATATTACCATCAATTAGAACATAGTTACCAAGAAGGTCGCTCTCATCAGTTTCGGGTGTCATTGAAACACAAACGAATTTGCGTTTGGCCTTTGCACAAGCCTGTTCGATTGACATAGTTTTACCATTGCCAGAATGACCAGAAATGAAAACTGGAAAGAATCGACCAGATTGTATGATTGAAAGAACATCATCAAAGTTGCCAAAAGGCACATAATTCTTATATGATGCAGGAATTAGATTTGTGTTTTCTAATTGCGTTTGAACATTTTGAATATTATGATTAGATTTTTCAACAGGTTTTACCATAGGAATTACTTGTGCTTGCAATGCAATCGATGGCTCAACAGAATTTTTTCCAGTAGGCACTTTGTACACTCCACGTTTTATTCGATTGTTATTATCGTTAGTAAACCAGTAAGGATGTGAAATATCTATTTTAGAACAAATAGACTTAATTTCATCACTTGTTATAGATTGTTGACCAGTAGAAACAATTGCGTTAATGAATTTCTCACGCAACTCGGCACGCTTAGACATAATAAAAATTACCTTTCATCACAAGATTTAAATATTATAACACAGCAGAGTTGAATTGTCAACCAGCCATGTTGCACAAAAACAACACTCAAGCAGCTATGCCCTGAATGAATTTGGAGACTAATACCCGATTAACTGCCTTATTTTTATTGTATTTCATAAATGCCATTTTAAGTTTGGATGAGGTAACTTTACCTTCACCAACATCAAGTTCGTCATTTTCGGTTTGCAATTCATTTCCACCGACAATTAAAAAGAATTCATTGTAACCGGCAGGCCTGGTAACCAAAAACTTTTCCTTTTTAAATTTTTTCACCAGTTCTTTCAGTTTAAAATCAAATTCTGAATAATTTTTAGCCCGTAAAGTTGAAAAATCCGTACCATCTTCAAAGAAATACCGGTTGTAAATTGCATTACGCATTGGAGAACCGGTAGTTCCCGTTAAGAAAAAACCAAACACTTTAGAACCAGTTGTTTTTTGGAACCAAGTCAGAACATCATAAATCAAATGATCTTTACTAGGACTAATTTTTTGTTGTATTTTATTTTTGCGGTCACATAAAATCACATTTTGACTGTTTCCATAAAAATATTTTTCACACAAACGTTTCTCCATTTCACCTGTGTTTGTATTAACTCTGTCTTCATATTTAAGATAGCCGTGTAAATAGTCAGCATCTCCATCATGCACAACCACCAAACTTGTCATATCGAGGTTGTGTTTACGCTTAAAATTTTTCATAATTGTGGCAGTTGCTACAATTGCTTGCGTAAGTGGTGTATTTGATAGGTCTTCACTATAGGGTCGACCACATTGACCTCGATTTCTATATCCTTCAAATGATTTTTTTAGACATACCATATTACGCAACGCCATTGAAAATTCGGCGTTTGTCATAGTCGAATTCAAATATTCCCGCAAACGAACCGAACCGAGCACAAGCATATTTTCTGCTTGTTCGAAACATTCGTAATATTTACTGATATCATCATTAGAATTATTTTTATCCAAGTTAAAATCAGCAACAAGGCTTTCAGAAGAATCACCGAAACCATACACGATAAAAGGAATGTTCACTTTGCGACAGAACATGGTCAAAACCAAAATCTGTTCAATTGAACCGGACATATTATCCATCATCGAACCGGATTTATCGAGCAAAAGGACAAGACCATGAGATTTGCCTTTTGGTGTCAACATCACTTTACGGAAAATGTTATCGTCAAATTTATATGATGCCAATTTGTTGATATCGATATCACCGGTGTCACACAATTTAGACTTGCTGAATGATTTTGCCGCTTTACGCATTTCAAACTCTTTAGCAAGTAGACCAATGTAACGCTCATTCTTATTTTTGAATTCATGCACCCAAGATTTAATCTTAGCTTCATTCATGCGATAAGAATATTCTTTGCACTCCATTTTGTAATAGTCCGTCAATTGTTCTTGGACACGCTTCCAAGGAGTGACAATTCGTTCCAGAATAGGTTCTGGCATATTGATATAAACATATTCTTTTGATTTTTCATCAAGTAGAACAGTTTCATTTTCACGGAAAGTTTCATCCGTTTCACAGCGAGGATGAAAATCATCTTCTCCTTCGAACGGTGAAGAATCCTTAAAACGATTAAGTTTACCAGAATCTTGGCCGTCTAGATCATTAGTGTTTTCTTTTTTGTCAGATTTAGATGATTTACCAGTGTTCTCACCAGAACCATCACCATCATTTTCTTCATCAATAGATTCATCCGAATCTTCCTCATTTGACCCATTTGTTTCGGGTGAATCATTTTCTGATTCCTCATAATCATCACCGAAGCCATCAGAATCATAATCACCAAATTCATTTTCTTCATCAAAATTGTAATCGAAATCCGAATACATTTCCTGATGTATTTCTGATTGTTCTTCTTTTGAATAATCATAAATTTCTTCGGTCAACTTGACAACTTCTTCCCAAGTTTCAAGTTTTTTGATTTTTTCGATCATCACTTCTTCTACGGTATTGAATTCAATCCAAGAAGAAGAATATTGGGATTTAGTGTAAAGATTCAGACGATCAATAAATGGCAAACCATTTACTTCTTTACCTTTGATACCAAAGAAATCACGATTCATCAATTCATTATATGCTTTTGCAAATGATGAACGGAGACCAGGATATTTGCGCTGAACTTTTTTTTCTATGCGGGCATCTTCGACCACATTCAAAAAGTTTTTATAGAAACGACCTTTGGTTTTGTCGGTTGCAACATCATGCCAACCGTCAGCAGGTGTGTATAATGCATGACCAACTTCATGTCCTGTTAAAAGGTCATACATGAAGCCAGACATATTTTGCCAGATTGGCAGATACAAAATACGATTGGTTGGATCGAATTTTGCAGTTTGAATTTTTTGGTGTTGTACCGTGAGATTTTCAGTTGCCATCAATCTGGCCAACTGAGATTTTTGTTCGACAGTAAATGTCATTATTTGTCCTTTACCAATTTATACTACAATTATAACAGGTATCAAACGAATTGTCAACCATCATTGTTGTATAAAAGCAACAGTCGGAAAGTCAATAGGATCAAGTATTTGGAGCGGTCAACAGGAGTTAAACCTGTCTGCCTACTGGGGTAGGTTGTCTCGGACTAACCGCACGAATAAGGACATTCTATCTTATTTATAGGAAATTGTCAAGCCTTTTTTGGTTATCTACCTACTTGTGGAAGGTACTTTGCCTTGGCATCTTCCCAACTTAAAAAACACAAATCATCGTAAAACAAAGATTCGGTAGAAACTTTATCTTTTTTAACCAATTGTTTTATTCTAGGTTTGGCGTGTTTTTGTTTCCAAATGTTTGTTAAAGATTCAACACTTGTATCAAACGATTTAGTTAGTTCATTTAATTCACAATCTTTACGGAGAAATTCACAAGTTTTATCATATAAGGGTGTATAATAAATTCCCCGAGCGTGTTCTGATCGAATAAGTTCGGATGGAATTCCCAATTTGGAGTAGGTAAAGTTTAATGAACGATTTTTATGATCACGCTTATGTGGTTGTCCACTTGGTTTCTTGGCAACATACCACTCAAAATACCTTCTTGTGTGATTCTTTTTTAACCACTCACGAATCAAGTAACGAGTATCTTTTAATGGTTCAAATGAAACAGAACCTGAAGTGAATCCCATTGGTTGCCAGTAATCTAGATTATCGTATTGTGAAAGACCTCCGGCTTTAGTTTTACCATAGAGCGATGTTGTTGTTACGGAAACAAGTCTGTCTCCATATAATTTTTCCCACAATTGTTGAACGGTATCAGATAAACACAACAATGCAAGTAATTTACCTCCAACATAATTGAAACCAAGAGGTTGTAATGGAACAATTGTTGAACCAATTGCGGTATGATTAATCATAGCACCTTGAGTTTTAATTTCTCTTGACCAACCGATATAATTATCCCTGGGTGTCAAATCGAGGAAGTCGGAACTGATGCAAATAACGCCAAGGTATTTTTTGGTAACTTTATCACGAACAACAAAGTTTAGATTTCTGCCAATGTTTGAATTGTTTTTCATTGTAGAAGAAAAAGTACGAATTGTATTCCACAATTCTGGCAGGTCATCTTCTTTATTTGTATAAAGTAGTTCTGGTTCTAGTTTGAGGTAATCATCGGGATCAGACTGTATCCAAAAATTAGATTTAACTTCTGCAATTGCTCGGCGTTGTTTCTCATCTTCAAGTACTTTTGTTTCGCCTTCCCACAAATCATTTACCGTAATAGTGGGATACTTTTCTTGTACTTCACACCATTTTTGAAAGAGTGTGTATTCACGCACATCCATTTGAGAAACATAGGTCAGTTCCTTAATTGTCTTCTCACGGAGTTCGCTTTCATCAACATCAATGAATTCTTGTTCAGAATCTCGCCATTTCTGCCATTGTGTTTCTACATCATCTTTCGGGTCAAATTTATAAGAGCTCATTCAATCTTTTCTCAAAATTTTCATAATACCATGATTTGGGTTTCATTGTGTTTTCGATATAATAATTCTCAATGTCACCAAATCGTTTTTCTACTTCAGGCAATTTATCGTAAAATTCCTCGACTGATTCTACTCTTTGCCATTGGTCTGCGACAAGTAAATTGTTTGTGTCATAATTCTTCCAAACAAATGGTAATATGCCGCATGCCATGGCTTCGTGGTATCTACTGGTAACTGCGGTAGGGTCTAACCAATTAAAACAAAGAGTGGATTTTCCTTCAGTCAACAACGGAAGTAAATTATACATCGAATCAATCTTTTTATCAGGCACAATTGCATTATATTTGCCAATAAAGTAAGATTTAACTCTGCCGTCTTTTTTGATTTGTTTGAAAACTAGGTGTCGTTCATCACCTGATTCAACATTGTCAATCAATTTCCTTTTATCACAACCCCAGTATATAAAATCAAATTGTCTTTCCGAATCGAACAATTTAGCTGGCAAATTGTCTTTTATAAAATGATACTTTAGTCCATGAAGACCACCAGGCAAATCTGTTTCATCAAAAATGGAAAACTTACCGATTGGTTGATCTTTAAATGTTCTTGTACGATATAGTTCTTCGTTATCTGCACGGTCACTACGCAACAAAATGACATGTTTGTTTGTCAGATATTCACCAATTTGATGAATGAATTCATCAGACCTTTCTTTGTGTCTTGGGTCAACATACCCCTTGATGTGTTGAAAGAATTCGTTCTCACTCGGGATCAAAATCACATCTGCATCAATAATGTCATCTAGTTTCTTACGATTGGCGGCATTCCATCCAAAGTTGCAAACACCATAAGTATGTTGTGAATTTTTAGAAATATATTCTTTGTATAACTCATAGAACGAATCCATAATATCATGTAATGGCGTTTTATAATTTGTGCCACTTCTCAATCGTGCAATTGTGATTTTCATTTTTTCTTTTGTTTACGAATGTGTTTCTTAATCAATTTTTCTTGTTTCTGTTTTGCCATTTTCAATGCGACAGGACCCAAATGATCTGTAAATCTTATACCGTTCATATGGTCGAATTCATGTAGAAAACATCTTGCGGTAATACCCGATAATGTTTGATGAATAATCTCACCCTTCTCATTTGTATATTCTACATCAATGGTTTCAGCTCTGTCAAGCTTTAAAGAGAGTCCTGGATAAGAAAGGCAACCTTCTACATCCTTAACTGTTTTTTCTGATTTGGATAAAATTTTAGGATTGATACACGAAATAAAAAAATCTTCATAACCAATAACAAAGACTCTTTCATGTATGCCACATTGGTTTGCAGAAAGACCTATTCCGCCATAAAGTTTCATCGTCATTTTTAGTGACGCTATCAATCTACTCATTCGTGTATTGGGTAAGACTTCTTTATATTCCGGAATAGAGTGGACCAACATCGGATGGTGTTCATCAAATAACGGTAAAGGATTGATGGGTTCATTACTCTTAGGTGATAATGATTTACCAGTATCAATAGTTAAAATTTCACTCATTTAGTTATCCTCGAAAAATTCTTTTCTTTGGCAAATCTAATAACATTCATAAATTTATCTTGTAGGATATCACCTTTATGTGAGATAACAAATAAATTTACACCTTCTAACATATGTAGGATTTTCATTAGTTCTTCTGTTCCATTGGCATCTAGTGATGAATCAAAAGTTTCATCCAAAATCAACAAATTGGTATTCGATGAGTTCTTCAATTTAGCAACTGCACGCCATGTCAACATTAATGCCATATCAATTCGTTGTTTCTCACCTTCAGAAAAGTTATTGTAAGTAAACTCATCACGGTGCCGAGACTTGATTGTTTCCTTAAACGATTCGTCAAGGTTGAAGTTCACAAAGAAGTCTAACGAAGCAAGATACTTGTTAACCAGTTTATTGATAACAGGCAAATACTGTTTGACAATTTTAGTTTTGATACCCGTATCTTTCAACAAGGTAGAAGCAGTCTCCAAATAAGTCTTCTCAGTAATAAGCGTTCTTATTTGATTGTTTAACTCAGTTAATTGTTCTTTTATGTCGTTTAATTGTTGTTCTTCTAAGTCTGTCACTACCGAAGATTTTTTAAGTTCATCAATCAAAGTTTGCAACCGAAGAATTAATTTATTTGTTTCGATGATTGTTGTATTTTTAGTCGCAATATCAATTTGTTTGGTTTGAATTTGCAATTGAATGGACGCAATCTCATTCAATTTCTGTTGTTCATCAACCAACTTCTGTTCTAGTTCACTGAGGCCGTGCTCACATTTCTGCACTTTACCGGAGAGACTAGTAAGTTCCTCTTCTTTAAACCCCAAGGCAATGGCTTGCCGGCATGTTGGACAATTATCATTTGATTCAAAGAAATGTATATCTTTTCGAAATTTGGATAAGTTGCTTTCAATTTGCGATTCAAGTTTTCCAAGTTTCTTGACCTTATTCTCAATTTCAGTTTTACTAGCGACCTGGTTGGAGAGGTTCGATACTTCTCCTGCAAGTTCGTTAATTTCATCATGTAAGGTTTGTACCACAGACTGATTACTTTGTATTTCTTGTACATATTGGTTTACCTTTGTGTCATTATTAATCTTTTTATCCTCAATATGTTTTTTGTGTAAATCGTATTTTTGTTGGGATAAATCAAGATTGTGCTTAACATTTATTGTATGTTCTTTATTGGATGACAGTCTCTCTTTAACCAAACTATTCATTGTTGAGAATATTTGAATATCAAGTAGGTCTTCGATGATTTCTCTACGGTCAGATGCCTTTAATTGCATAAAAGGCGTAAATGATGCCGATCCAAGAATTACAATTTGAGTGAAAGATTTGTAATTCAGTTTGAGAATAAACTTTTCTAAGAATTCTTGGTAGTCTCTAACTGCGGCATCTTGGTTAACCAATTCATTATTACAATAAATTTCAAAAATGTTTGGCTTGATGCCACGGCGAATCTTATAAGATTTGTTTGCAGTATCAAATTCAACTTCAACGACACACTCTTTGTTGTTGATTGAATTTAAAAGTTGGGGTTTATTGATATCACGAAACGGTTTACCAAATAAACCAAAACACAAAGCATCAAGCATTGTGCTTTTGCCAGAACCGTTTTCGCCAACAATCAATGTGTTAGCGTTACTTGACAGATTGACTTCTGTAAAGTAATTACCGGTACTTAATAGATTTTTCCATCTTATAGTTCGAAATAAAATCATTCAGCAACTTCTGTATTCAGAGCTTCAACATATAACTCACGCATTATTGTTTTCAACTTTTCCGGTTCAACATCCAATGTTAAGTTATCAATAAATTTTGAAAGTATTGTCATTGTGTCTTCTGCCTGATCAATCAATTCTTGGTCATCAATAATTGCAAGATCGGTAAAATCTTCAACAATAGTTAAATCTGAAACGCCTATTTTGTAAATTTTATCGATTACATGGTCGAACAAATAGGGATTCTGTTTATTCAAAACAACAACTTTCAGGTAAGTTTCTTTAAGTGGATTGAAATCATATTCATTCCAGTATTCAAAAGTTTGTTCACCATCATCATACACAATTT